AAGTCTGTCTGTTTTATCAGAGAGATTTTCTTCTTTTTTCTCTAAAGGGTTATTAAGGATGGATGCTCCTCTTCTATTTCTAGAATCGGCTTCTCCTTCTAGTAAAGTTAGTTGGGCTGGTATTTTCCTAGATCCTATACTCCTTAAAGAGCATGGGATGGATGGAAAAGTTCTCCAGTATATGGATCTGATGGGATATAAATCCTTATCAAACCTCTTCAGGTTCATAATTTCTTATAAACCTTTCTTCCGATTCTTCAATTACTGTAATTTTGCTTCGAAAATTAATTCAGCAAATACCAGTATGCAAGAATTGGAGATAGGTCAACTATCTTTAAAGGAGGAGGCGGCTGGAAAAGTAAGGGTTTTTGCAATGGTCGACATGTGAACACAGTCGATTTTAAATCCACTGCACCTTGCTTTATTCAGCTATCTTAAATCATTACCTAATGATGGAACTTTTGACCAGACTGCATCTTGAAAAAGAGCTGCAGAAAAGTCAAGATTAAGTTCGTGTTCATATGGTTATGACCTAAGTGCTGCTACTGATCGCCTTCCTGTATCACTACAGGTAGCTGTTTTAACCCCTCTTATAGGGGCTAAGGCCGCAAACCTTTGAAAGTCTATCTTAGTAGACAGATCTTACTCTTTATATAGTAAAGATTTTGGTATCGATACTTCCTTGAAATACTCAGTTGGTCAACCGATGGGTGCTTTGAGTTCTTGAGCCATGTTAGCTCTCACTCACCACCTGTTGGTCCAGTTAGCTTACTATCGAACATTTGATAGAGATTATACATATATCCCTATGAGATGTGAATGGTACTCTAATTATGAGCTTCTTGGAGATGATATCATCATCTTTGATAAAGATGTAGCTGATTCATACTTGGTTATTATGGAAGAAATAGGTGTACCTATCAACTTATCAAAATCTGTAGTAGCTTCTAATTCTACTACAGAATTCGCTAAGGTTACCACTCATAACGGTATTAATGTATCGGCCTTGAGCTGGAAAATGTTTATTAGTCAAAATTCCATGCTGGGAAGGGTTTCTATCTTGTGAAACTTAATTTCAAAAGATTACCTTCCTAAAAAGCATAGAAATATTTGACTAACAAATGTTACTAGGAGTAGTAAACACTACATGAGGAATGAAAATCTTCCTCTTTTCTCCCTACTAACCATTTTTGCTCAGAATGGTAAGATCTACTATGAAGATATACTTCGTAGTTTGTACTCTGTTAGAGCTTTTTCCTCGGAGAAACTTCTTATAGAAAATATGAAGACTCCTTATTTAATTAACTTAATTGTTAATATAATTCTAAATAAACCTCGTCGCCTTATCAAGGTTGAGGAGGGTTTTGAGGATTATATTAAATCTATTAAGGATAAAGTTTCCCGACTGCTGCATAAGTTGATATCTCCTTTACTTGTTGAAGGAGCTCCTCTAATGCTGGCAAGAAGTATAACTAATATCCTATTAGATCCCCAATTTAAGGGTCCTGATGGATCTGATTTAGATCTCATCAAGACTAAAGTTGAATTAACTGAGGCGAATGTCTCATCTAATTTGAATTATGTTTGAACCCCAGATGGTAACATCTCGGGTATTCAATCAGGTTCTCCGGGGTCCATGGTTTCTTTAATTGTCGTCCGTTTTTGAATAACTCTTATACTTAAACATTTTGTGTTTAAGAGTAAGATTGAAAAAGAATGACCTAAATTAGGTTTCTCTTCCAATGCAATTGTTTTAAAAACAATTGATGAGGGTTTGATTGCTTATAAAGATTATACAGCATTATTACCCTTACTCGATATTGCAAAAAGAGGGAGTGACAAAATACACTATGGTAAAGAGCCATGGAGAAAAACGCGGACGAGTGCAAAACTTGTCCGTTTAATCTTACGATTAAAACGTTTTTAGATATTCATACTTTGGTAAGCCCAGTACAGAAATGTAGAGATTAGGATTTTGGATCCCAATTCCAAATTACTATCTCGGAAAGATAGTAATCTGATATCTCTCCTTATAATATAGCGATCCCAATTCGCACACTAATAATTATTATTAGCTGCTAACCTCGGGAAGGTTAGGTATTAAGAAGGACACATTTCCTTACTTCCTTAACAATTTATGTCTTAAACGAGGCATTGCCAAGAAATGATAATCTCTTGGTATTATCTCATAATGTACATAATCATTAATTTTGATAAGGTTATATGCATTCAAAAGGTTTGACCCTTAATTGGGTGGTCCCTAAGGA